GGACGCCGCCTACCTTGATTTTCGTGCCCGCATTTTTCTGATTCACGGGAGCCGCCATGTCGGGACCGGCGCCAAAGCCCGCGCCACTGAAGTTGCTGGAGGGCAATCCTGGACATCGGCCGATCCCGGCTGAAGTCAGGCCAAAGCCAGGACTTCCAACTTGTCCCATATTCCTTCTGCCCGAAGCGCGTCGAGAATGGCGCAGACTTGGGCCAGAATTGGAGCGGCTGGGGCTGATGACGGTAGCGGACCGAGCGGCCTTCGCCGGCTACTGCCAGGCGTGGGCGCGCTGGATTGAGGCGGAGAAGGCGGACAGCGGCAACGAGCAGGACCGGACCTTCCGCCGGCTGATGATGGTCATCCAGCGGTTCGGGCTCAGCCCGGCCGACCGGGCGCGACTGGCTTCTGCCGAAGCGCCACCCGAACCCCAGGGCATCGCGGGGTTGCTCGACTGAGCTACGACGAAGCCCGGGGCCAGCGGGCCGTCCGGTTCATCGAGAGCTTGTCGCATGTGAAGGGCCGCTGGGCCGGCCAGCCGTTCGTGCTGCTCGACTGGCAGCGCGAGCTCGTCCTCAAGATGTTCGGCACGCTCAGGCCGGACGGGACCAGGCAGTACCGTACCGTCTATGTTGAGGTGCCGAGGAAGAACGGCAAGAGCTCGCTCGCCGGCGCTATCGCGCTCTACCTGTTGTGCGCGGATGGCGAAGCGGGCGGCGAGGTCTATGGCGCCGCCGGCGACCGCGACCAGGCCGGCATCGTCTTTGCCGCCGCGGCCGAGATGGCCAGGGCCACGCCCGAGCTGGCCCGCCACCTGAAGATCGTCGATAGCACCAAGCGCATCGTCTACCCGCGCACCGGCAGCTTCTACCGGGCGATCGCGGCCGACGCCTCGGGCAGTCACGGCTTCAACGCCTCGGGCATCATCCTCGACGAGGCCCACGTCCAGCCCAACCGCGAGCTCTACGACGTGCTGGCGACGAGCGTCGGCGCCCGCAAGCAGCCGATGGTGTTCATCATCACGACGGCTGGGTTCGACCGCAACAGCATCTGCTGGGAGCTCCACGAGTACGCCCGCCAGGTGCGGGATGGGGTCGTGGACGACCCGTCCTTCCTGCCCGTCCTGTACGCGGCCGATGAGGATGATGACTGGACAGCGCCCGAGACGTGGCGGAAAGCCAACCCGTCGCTCGGCCACACCATCACCGAGGAGTTCCTGGCCGCTGAGTGCGCCAGAGCCCAGGAGATCCCGGCCTACCAGAACACCTTCCGGCGCCTCTACCTGAACCAGTGGACGCAGCAGGAGACGCGCTTCCTGCCGATGGCGGCCTGGGATGCGTGTGGGGCCACGCCCGAGGCGCCGTTCGGTCGGGCCTGCTTCGGCGGGCTGGACCTGTCGTCCACCACCGACCTGGCGGCGTTCGCCGTGCTCCTGCCCGACGACGACACCTACGACCTTCACCTGCGCTTCTGGCTGCCCGAGCACGGCATCGTCGAGCGCGAGCGGCGCGATCGGGCGCCGTACCGCGAATGGGCGCGGCTGGGCTGGCTCACCCTGACCGAGGGCAACGTGATCGACTATCAGACGATCAAGGCCGCCGTCCTGGACACCGTGTCCAGCGCCCGCGTCCGTGCCATCGGCTACGACCCCTGGAACGCGACGCAGTTGATCGTCGAGCTGGGCCAGGAGGGCGTGCCGTGCGAGCCGGTCCGGCAGGGCTACGCGTCATTGAGCGCCGCGACGAAAGAACTGCTGGCGCTGGTGATCGCTGGCCGCATTCGCCATGGCGGCAACCCGGTGCTGCGCTGGATGGCTGACAACGTGATGGTCACGACCGACCCGGCGGGGAATGTCAAACCGGACAAGAGTAAATCGACACAGCGCATCGACGGTATCGCTGCCACCGTGACCGCGCTGGCGCGGGCGATGGCCGCGGAAGGGGACGGACTGAGTGCCTACGAACACAAGTCCCTGCTGGTGCTCTGAGTGCGCCTGCGCGCGGCTGACATCCTGGTGAACCTGCTGGTGCTGGCTGGCCTCGGCCTGATCGTCGCCGGCTGCTGGTTCGTGTCGCCGCCCTTCGGCCTGATCGTCGGCGGCCTGGCCGTCCTGGTCGTCGCTGCGATTGTGGCCGCGCCGGTGCGGCGCCGCACGTGAACCTCGTGACGCGGGCGATGGCGGCCATGCAGCTCGCCACGGCAGCGGTGGCGCCGGACACCCGTTCGGCTGGGGGCGCGAAGGGGCTGACGCTTCGCGGCGACGCGGCCTCCCCGAATTGGTGGGGCTGGGGCCGGTCGTCGGCGTCCGGCATTACCGTGTCGCCGGACAGCGCGCAATACCTCGTGCCGGTCACCGCCGCGATTTCCGTTCTGAGTGAAGGCATCGCGGCCGCGCCGTTCATCACCTACCAGCGACGGGCTGATGGCGGCCGGGAACGGGCGCCGAACCATCCGCTCTATGCGCTGCTCCATGACGCGCCGAACCCCGAACTGACCGCGTTTGAATACTGGGAACTGGTGGTTGGGCATACCGTCGCGTGGGGCAACCACTACAGTGTGATTGAGCGTGACCGAACCGGCACGGCGCTCGCGTTGTGGCCCCTGCGCTGTGACCGTATGACGATCGCGCGCACGCAGACCGGCGACCTGCGCTACATCTACCACCGGCCAGACACGGGCGAGGCGCAGCTGTTCCTGCCGCGCGATGTCCTGCACATCCGCGACCGAACGCGCGACGGCGTGACCGGCATCAGCCGCATCGCCCAGGCGCGGGAAACGATTGGGCTGGCGACCGCGACTGAGCAGTTTGGCGCGCGCTTCTTCGGGAACGACAGCCGGCCGGGTGGCGTCCTGACGATGGATGGCAAGCTGACCGATGAGGCGACTGAACGGCTCAAGACGTCCTGGGAGGCCATGCACGCCGGCGATCAAAACCGCTGGCGCGTGGCCGTGTTGGAGAACGGCGTCACCTGGCAGACGATTGGCGTGCCACCAGAGGATAGCCAATTCCTGGAGACGCGCAATTACCAGCGGACGGAAATTGCATCGATCTTCCGTGTGCCGCCGCACATGATCGGCGACCTGGGCCGCGCGACGTGGGCGAACATCGAGCACCAGGCGATCGAGTTCGCCACCTACGCGCTCCGCCCCTGGATGATCCGCATCGAACAGGCGGTGCGCCGATCGCTGTTCGTCGAGCCGGGACCGTACTATGCCGAGTTCTTGCTTGACAGTCTGCTGCGTGGTGATGCGATGACGCGGTCGCAGGCGCTTGCCATTCAGCGTCAAAACGGCATCATCACCGCGAACGAGTGGCGCGAACTGGAGAACCGCAACCGCATCGACGGGGGCGACGCGCTGCTGGTCAATGGCAACATGATTCCGGTCGTTCAGGCGGCTGAACCGACGCCGGCTGCCGTGCCCGTCGCATTGACCAGCGAACCGGCCGCGCCGGTCGAGGAGCGCGCATGACGGTGACGAACGATGCGCGCCCAGTTCAGGGAGCTACCACCATGCCAGAGAAGTATTTCAAAGCGCACCTGTCTCTGACTGAGGGCGATGAAGGCACGGTTCAGGCCGCCATCAGTGTGTTCAACACGATTGATAGCGTCAAGGACGTGGTGTTGCCGAGCTTCTTCACGGACGGCCAGGCCGTGCCCATGTCCGCCTGGGGACACAACTGGGGCGCGTTGCCACCCGGCCGCGGCACCATCCGTGTCACGCCTGACCATGCCGTCTTTGATGGGCGCTTCTTCCTCGACACGACGCACGGCCGCGACCACTACAACACGATCAAGCAGATGGCTGAACTCCAAGAGTGGTCGTTCGGGTACGAGATTACCAAAGCCGAGATGGGCGAGTTTCAGGGGCAGAAAGTCCAGTTTCTCGTGTCAGGCTCCATCTTCGAGGCGACCCCGGCGCTCGTAGGCGCGAATCGCTTGACGCATACCATTGGGATCAAAGATGGCCAACGGCTGGCCGATCATGAGGCGCTTGTACGTGCGCAAGTGCCGGCCCTGATTGAACGTTGGCGCTCTCTTGACGGGCGTGGCGAGGGCAAGATCGGGGCAGCCATCAGTCGAGCCAGGCGGGAACGCATCGCCAGTCTGCGCGACGTGTTGCGCAGCGGGGCAGACGATCTCGATGGGCTGCTGAAGGAGACCGACCCGGCGAGTAGTGAAGACGATGGCAAGGGGCGGCTGCTGTTCGCAGCGTTCCTGCGTGATGAGGCGCGGCGCTTGGGCGTCGCGGTCTAGGAGTGAGCAATGGCAAGTAAGTTGATCGAAGCACGCGAGGAACTGAACGGCAAGCGCAAGCAGTTGGCCGACATCTTCGCGGCCTACCCGAACCTGGACATGTCGGCCGACGTGGTCGAAGACATTCAGAAGCGCAACAACGAGTTGACCGACCTCGGCAAGGCGTATGACGTCCTCGCTGACCTGGACACCGCGCAGCAGGCTAACGCGGCCGCGATCAAGGCGATGATTACGCCGAACGGCGGGTCCGTGTTCTCGGGCGCATCAGACGCGCCAGCGGGCAAGGCGGCGGCCTCGCGCAAGAGCCTCGGCCAGCAGTGGGTCGAGTCGGACGCCTTCAAGTCGTGGCGGGCCGGTGGCGGGCAGCGGGCGGTGTCCTTTGAGGCACCGGACCTGAGTATGCTCGGCCTGAAGGCGACGTTCACGACCGCCACATCAACGCTGACGAGCTTTGACCGGCCACCGGGCATCGTCGTGATTGGCAACCAGCGGCTGACGGTGTTGGACCTCATTGCCACCGGCACCACGAACGCCAACACCATCCGGTACGTGCAAGAGGACACCTACACCAACGCGGCGACGGCGGTCACAGAAGGCCTCATCAAGCCAGAAGCGACCTTCGACACGTCTGAGGTCGATGCGCCGGTACGCAAGATCGCCGTCACCGCTAAGGTTACGGACGAACTGTTCAACGACTTCCCGGCGATGGCGAGCTACGTCGATGCTCGGCTGCGCTTCATGGTTGAGGAGCGCGTCGAAAACCTGATCCTGACCGGCAACGGTGTGGCGCCGAACCTGCTGGGCATCAATGCCACGGTCGGTGTGCTGACGCAAGCCAAGGGCGCTGACCCGACGCCGGACGCGGTGTACAAGGCGATGGTTCAGGTCATGACCACCGGCTTCTTTCAGCCGGATGGCGTGGTCATGCACCCGCTCGACTGGCAGGACATTCGACTGCTCCGCACCGTGGACGGCATCTACATCTGGGGCAACCCGAGCGAAGCCGGGCCAGAACGCATCTGGGGCTTGCCCGTCGTCGTCACCGTCAACCAGACGCAGAACACCGGCCTGGTCGGCGCCTTCCGGTTGGGCGCCCAGTACTTCGAGCGCGACGGACTGTCGGTCGAAAGCACCAACAGCAACGAGGACGACTTCCGCAAGAACTTGATCGCGTTGAGGGCTGAAACCAGGGGAGCACTGGCAGTGTACCGCCCAAAAGCCTTTTGCCTAGTCACAGGGATTTGATGCAGTGTAACCGCAATCTATCTGGTATACTTCTGACAGTGGGAATTGGCTCATTGTCAGGAGGAACCAGATGGAAACCGGTAGCTGTCCGACGTGTGGTCGTCCGTATGGCGAGCGTCGTCGCTGTTATGTTTGTCAGCCAGGGCGGGCAAGGACCGGTGGCCCGAAGAACTGCAAGACGTGTGGGGTTGAATTTCACGCGCCGCGCTGGACTCACGACGCCACGTATTGTTCTCGGGCCTGCAAAGCCGAAGGGCAGCGCGGGCTCAAACACGGAAAGCGCGTGGTGGGTCATGAATACCATCGACCGGATGGCTACATTTCTGTCTATGCTCCTGACCACCCAAGTGCGCCCCGCTCTGGCGAAGTAATGCAGCATCGCATTGTCATGGAACGGATATTGGGCCGCTTCCTAGAGAGACACGAGCATGTCCACCACATCAATGGTGTTCGGAATGACAACCGTCCCGAAAACCTTGAAATCATGCACGCAGGCGACCACGCCCGAGTCAGCATCGCAGCAGGCGTGAAAGTCCGCGCTGACATTCGTGCCGAACTAGAGCACCTTCGTGCCGAACTAGCCGATTC